GCGCGCTGCCTGAGTTTGCGTCTGTTATCGTGACGCCCAGTTTGCGCATGCTCTTTTCGACCGTCCCGATGTCGGTCCCGGACTGGCCGGCGGCATAGGCGAGCTGGCTGAGTGCTTCGGCACTGGCTCCAGTTCGTTGACTCATGTCGTCGATTGCGGCCCCGGCTCCGGCAAACTGAAACACGGCGGCGGTCAGCGGTGCCAAGATCGTCGCACCAGCTCCGGCCATTCCGGCCCCCATCTTGCCGATGTTCGCGGCGGTGGATTCGAGCATCGCTTTCGTGCTTTCAATGCCACGACGGATTGCGGAGTCCTCCCAGTAGACTCTGACAAATGCTTTCGCCGCTTCGATTCCACCGCTCGACATTTTACATCCCCATGATCACGGACCAGTCATAACCCGGAGCAAACTCCCACTCGCCGGAGCCCATCGCGGCGACTGCTGCGATGACCTGTGTTCCACTTGCCCCGCGTCGTTTTGTTTGCTGGTGGCACGGGTGTGCATCAACCCAGCTCCAGACCTTGTGAGTGTCCTTGGTTCGATTCACGTTGTAGACGGCAGCGACCACATGGCCGGCATTCATAAACCCGTGGTACGTGATGCCCTCCCACCGCCAAATCAGTTCTCTCAGGGAGAGCGTTTCTGCCCCGTTGCCGACGACGCCGCAGATCCAGTTCCACCACTTCCACGGGTCAGCGATTTCGAGAGCGCCGAAGAAAAGTCTGTTTCCTCTATCTGTTTCATGACCGCCGTCAGTGCTTTTCCGCCCACCAGTTCCGCGGCCTCCGTCATCTTGCGGATGAGCGTCGTCAGGATTTGACGGGGGCGGACTGGGAAAAAATCGGCGATCGCTTCCAACAATGCGACCGAGGCCGTCTGGAAAGCGTCCCCGTCCCAAAGGCTGAAATACTTGTCCTGCCCCTTTTCGTCGATGCCCTCACAACACGCGCACGCGGCCATGAGCGTCTCGGGTTGCTCCGCGAGTCGCTTGATGATCGTTTGAATGTGTCCGGTGTCAACCAAACACGTCAGGAGGTTGATATCGCATTCACGGAGCAGACGTTTAGCCGTCGCTCCGTCGATTTTAAGCGGGTGCGGATGCCCCGTGTTGTCTGTCCAAGTCGCTTGCATGGTTTGCCCTCAGTGCGTTCGGTTGCGTTGTTCTACGGGCGGTTTATTCAGGTTGAGTCGGCGTCGCTGGTTCCTGTGGCTCCGGCGGTTTCGGATCGCGTTTGATGCCGATCGTCATCAGCTTGACCATTGTTTTTGTGCCATCCGAGGCGATCACCTCGACCATGTTGATCTCGCCGAGTTCCGGCATGTTTCATTCCCCAAAGAAAAACGGAAGGGGCCGCAGTGTTGCCACTGCGGCGTTGAAAATGAGCGTTCGACTATGACGCGGTGACGGCCAGCGTCGTCGCGTAGCTGCTGTCCGGAGTCTTGACGATTTCGAAAGCGACTTGCACGTTCCCATTGTCTGGACGTGACTCGGTCCAACTCTTGAGCTTGCCCTCGAAACGTGTCACCTGTGCGCCGACCTCAGTGATGTCACCAGTCGAGGCGGCCCAGTGAAGCGTGGTTTTCGCCTGAAAGGCAGCTTTCAGAACCAGGTAGGCGACACCTGGCGTTCCAACCAGCGTCATAAAGTTTCCGCTAATTGTCGTTTTGCACTTGCCGACGTGCTCCATCACTTCGTCTGCTCCGCGGTAAACGACTTCGCTTGATCTGCGTTCGCGGTTGATCGTGTCGTCAATCACGCAATCAATCACCGTCAGTGATCCAGCTCCGCCGAGTGTCGCTGAGTAATAGAGTTTTGCATCGTCGCCGTAAACGGCCCCGGGTGTTGCTGCTGGCATGTCGGTTAGTCCTTAGTTTTTGCCACTTGCGGCGGCGAGGAATTGAGGAAATTGAGGCTCGATCGCGGCGAAAGCCGGTTCCATGAATGGGTTGTTTTTTTCGAGTCGTTGCAGGTTTCCGCTATGGAACTGGCTCGGTCCAATTACGACGGACGTCCCGGCATCATCGAGAGAAAAGAGAATCAGGTCTTTGAGCGGGTTGAATGTTTTTACCTTGCCAGTCTTGTTGAAGACTGTTTTTCCCCGCCCGTCGCGTTTGATCAGATGCGTGTGAAGGAGCGGCGGCCGGCCTTTCGGTGCGACGCGATCAGGCAGCATCGGTTCGGATTTTCGATGTCCCTTCCGCCAGCGTGAAACCTCATACCAATACTGCGCCCGTGCCTCCGGCGTCATTTCCGAAAGCGTCATTTCCTTCGCGGGTTTCAGTAGTCGCTTCGCGGTCTTGCGTATGGATCCCCCGACGCGGCTGAGGTATCGCCGGCGGACCTTGCCGAGTTGTTTGGCGAGAGGTCTGTCCAGAAACCTGCTGAGCTGCACTTTGAACGGCTGAAATGCCATCATGCGACCTCCGCAAACAGTCGGTACGTCGTTTGAATGACACTACAGAAAATCTCGTTGTTCCTGATCATGTCCGCGGCGTATGGTGTCGGGAGACCAGTCGCAACGCGGCTGGCTGATCTTCCGAAGACCGGCAGCGTCGCTTTCTGTTTTGAGCGCAGAAACTTGCGGAGGGCGTCCGCGTTTGTGTCGGCCAGATCAGTTTGGGTGATCGTTGTAACGTCTGTGAGTTTTTGCAGCCACACGACGCTGATCGTGACTTCATCCTGATCAGTGTTGCGGCCGGTTCGTTCCGGCGTGATCGACGACACCAGAACGCAAATACGCCCCGGGGCGGCGTCCGTCCAGCCTCCGACATACTTGTCCACGCTGTAGACTCTCTCGACGCTGAATCCGGACGGCAGCGATCCCCAGGCGGCAATGAGGCCGCGGAGAACGTCCGCCAATTCCTGATGAGCGCTGAGAGCCATGAGTTATCGTTCCGCACTCGCGACCGGTGCCGAGGCTCGTGTCGCTTGTTGTGCCTCTCGTTTTAGTTCCACAATCTGACCGACCCACTTGTCATAGGTTTCGATCGTGTTCTCTCGTTCGTTTTTGTGAGACGCTTCAATCCTCTCGTGAGAATCGTTGATGCTCTTGATGTGCGAGGGTATTGCGACGTTTAGGCCGAAGTAGAAAAACCAACAGCCCGCAATGAAAATGGCCGTTAGCAAGACGTTTGTGAACGGTTGCCCCTTCGCCCAGTCGACGAGCCCTTTGGTTGCTGCTTCCTGTATTCCCGAACTCATGATGCCCGTTCCTTGCTGAAAATTCTGTAAACCGTTTTCGATCGGTCGTGCCATCTCCAGACCTGCTCGGCGGATCCCGGCGGCATCGCCCGAAACACCGTTTCGTTTTCGTCCGTGATTGTGTCGCCCCGTGTCGGTCCGCCCGTAATACCGGACTCCGTCAGATCGGTGGCGATGATGAGCCAGTCCTCGGATCGCTCGTCGACGTTCACAGAACCCTCGACGGCCTCCGATGTCCATCGGCTGCTTCCCCGCGTCGCCGTGATCGTCACGGTCGTGGCTCCGCGCGTGTAGGTAACGGACTCACCACGGACGCGACGAGTCGCGGCGTGTGTCGCTTGCATTGCTGCGTTGACTGGTGAGACCATGACAGAGAACCAATGTTTTCGAAATGTGGCGAAATTGCCCACTCAGCCCGGCGACGTGAGGACTCCGCCGCCGAGCTGGTGAGCGGATGAACTACGACAACAGCGTCTCTGTGTCGATGATGCTGTCCGTGACGATCAGCGGAACACCGTCGAAGTCGATCGGGTTCGGTGCTGGGCTGCCGGTCGGGCTGTAGGTCGTGCGGCTCTTGCGGAGCTGTTTGCGACTGCGGCGAGACATGGCGATCACAGTCGGCTGCATTCCCGATGGGAACAGGGCCATCGCGTCCTCGAGCAAGGCATCGGTTAACCCCTTGCCACTGTCGGCAGTCAGGTTAGCGATTCGCACGATCGCGTACTTCGAGCCGACCTGAATGCCCAAATGAGCACCAGCGTCGCGGACGTTGGCGACCATCGATTTTGAGTTTGCACCCAGAACGACGGACTGGAACGTCGGCGAAATAGTGAAATTGATGTTTGCCCCGCCGTTGATTGCTGGATCTCCAGCCCCGACCAGCGCGAACGCGGCATCGTCTGGAGTCGAGCAAATCAAAAACACGGAACTACCAGTGCCCGCCGAGCTGCCGGTCGCGTTGACGACCTGACCGTCTCCGGATCCGTTGTAATTCGCATCGTTTGCGATACCACTGAACCCGCCGGCGTCGCCATGAACAGTGCCGTAAAAAACCTGTTTTTCGAAAACGCTCAGAGCCTGGCGGAGCTGCCGCGCGGTGCGGTGATCCATCCACGCCTCTTCCCCGCCCCGATATGCTCGGCATTCCGCACGGTCTTCGATCACCTTTGCGTCGATGTACTTCAGCGTCACGCTGGTCTGCGTGCTGCTGCCGGCGGTGTAGTCGGCTCCGTCGTTGACGGCGCGGAACCCTACGGTCGGGGCTCCGGTTTCGATGTTGAATTTGTGGAGTGTTCCATTGCTTGATGGCATCGCGTGCAATGCCGACAGCACCGGGGCACCGTTAAGAATGTTCGTCATCTCGGCTGGATTCACGTCGGCGCTGTTGAACAGCACCAGCTCGGCCAGCGTCGTCAGAGTATCAGCCATTGAAAAATTTCCTTTTCGATCCCGCGTGATGGTTTACCATCGGGAAAACTCTCGTTGAGGGAGAACCCGGAGGCCGTCGCCTTGATCCGGGTCTCCCATCACGGAGACAAAAATGATTTGGTTGCCGCTTCTGGCGGCTCAGTTGGTTTGAGGTTTAGCGCGGAACGCTTCTGATAATGACTTCCGACCGGTTCCGCCGATGTCGACTGGCTTTTCCTCGCCGAGCATCGCTTTGGCGAGTTCTGCCGTTTTTGCTCGCAGGCTGGCGTTCTCGGCCTGCAGATCCTGAATCTGGCCTTTGCACGCGGCAAACTGCTGGGCCATCGCCGCAGCGAATGGGAGTTTGTCGCGGAACATTCGAGCGCCCTCGGCATCGCCGAAGGTGCTCATGTAGATGCCCAGATCTTCCGTTCCAAAGTGGACAACCTGCGGCTGAGGTGTTCCATCTGGCTCGGCGACTGGGTCGAGGTGAACAGGCTTTGCGGGCTCCGGGGGTGTCTCGATCGTCGTGGATGGTTGTTCGGTCGGTTCTGTCGCTGTCGGCGTTTCGTCCGGCATTGGCAATGTTCCTTTGTTGGCAAAATAGCGGTCCAAGAATCCGGCAATTCGGGAACGGACCACGTCAGGTTCCGCGTCGCCAAAGTAGGTCGAGAGCAGTGCGGTCGCTTGTGCTGGGAGGTTCCGATTATCGACGGTGAGCAGGTCGAACATTCCGCCCCGTGTCGCGGCCGGCTCGTCGACGACGTCACCGGCTCGGATGCCAGTAAAGGACATTTCCCAGCGTCGCGAGCTGTCCGGGTTTCGTTCTTTCATGATGTCGAAGGTCGCGAGGCTTTCCATGTCCAGCTCGGTCGCCAAAGAAACCCCGAACATGTCCGGCTCATTTTCGGCCATTTCCATGACATACGTTCCGAGGTCTCCCTGTGGAGATGAGAACGCCGCGTCGGCGATGTGGAGGTCCGCTCGGAGTTTGCCGTTATCGATTCGCAGGTTCCGCCATCGGCCCAAATAACTGCCCATCCCATCCGACGACATGTTCGGATGTGTGAACCGGGCTTTTAATCCATTGTTGCCACGTCCAGCCATTTGCAACGCTTGCTGTAGAGTGGCGTCTGAGACCGTCCACGGCCGAGAGTCGCCGGAATTCAGATCCCCAACCTCCATCAGCGAACACCCAAAAACGACCCTCGCGGCACGGTCCACGCGCACGGGCGGCGCGTTGACTGTGTCCGTGCGAAAGGTTCCCGTTTTTTGTGCTGTCTGAATGGATGGCATGATTTTCTTCCGGAGATTGTTGGACCGAATTGGCGAACGCCGCTGATGTCTTACGAGCTGGCCATTACTCCGGCGGTTTTCAGAGATGCGATGACGGCATTCTGTTTGGTCGAAAGTTCTTTGACCGCGGCCATGAGAGCAGTGATAGCGGCGGCGATTGCGGTCGCGTCGGCTGCACTCGGATAAACCGACGAGCCATTCCACGCGACGCTCGGCGTGAAAGTCGTGACCGCTCCGATCGTGCCGTCCGCGGCCGCTCCGCCGGAATTGTCCGTCAACGCAGTGATAACGGCGGCTTGTGAAATCGCCGGGCTAATCTGCTGAATGGCTTCGATCAGGTCGAGCATGTTTGTCATGGCTTAGATTTCCTAACTTTCATCTGGAGCAGGATCGACCGGAACTTCCGGCTCGTCTTCGGTGTATTCTTGCGGGTCTATGGCCGTTGCCGGTCGGTCGCTGGTCGTGATCTCGTTGATGTCGGCGAGGTACACCATCGCCTGCTGGCTCCACTTCTGGACATAGCCGAGGCTCGCCAGTTCCTCGCGTTCGCCAGCGATTTCCCGGACGTTGTCGATATAGTCGCCAAACCCGTGCTCGTCGCACACGTCTTGCATCGACTTGAGCCCAGCGGCGACTGAACGGAGAGCGGTGTCGAGTTCTTCCTGTGGCTTCCACCACGCGACCCCACGCGGCACCCAACGGAACGCTAAATCCTGAACCTGCATCGAATTCGGGAGCGTGATTTCACCAGTTCCGCCGAGTTCGACTGGAAGTGTCCAACGCCAAAAACGCGAGATCGTCATTTTGCGGTGAAGGCGATCCTGTGTTTTCCGTCGTGCATAACAGGCCCGTTCAAACAACAGCCAAGCGGCTCGGCTTCCGAAAAAGTTCGTGTGAGCCTCGTCAAAAAAGTTGTACGGCAGATCGAGAGATTTGAGAGCCACTTGGGCGCAGAGTTTCAGGAACTCCTGAGTCGACGCGGCTGGGTTCGCACTCTGCACCGGTGTGACGTCCTCGCCCTCGTCGAGGTCGAACACTGCTGGGCCATCGCCGAAGTCGACGACTCTGGCGGAACCCTCCTGAGCGTCAGACGCGGCGGGATCATCTTCGTCGAATGCCTCGGCGTCTGGGGCTCGTTTGAACGCGAGGCCGAACAACTGGTCGAGCTTTACTTTGGCTCGCATGTGGTCGAATGTCTCGTCGAGATCCCGGAATTCGTTAATTGCGGCGACAATCGGCGATTGAGGTCTGATCTGATTTGGTCGGCCCTCGAATTGACAGTGCTGCCACACGGAGGAATTGCGGACGCTCTTGTCTTTCCTCTGACCGGTCCTCGGATCTTCTTCGGTAAAGTTCCACGCGACAACGCGGCCTGATTTGAGCTTTGCACCGTTGAGCCAAGTGTCCGCCGTGTTTCTGGCCGAGCTGGGATTGTTGCAGTATGAACCCTCAATCATCTGGAGAGTTCCGTCTGCCATCTTTACAAAAAAGCAGTCGCCGGCCAATAGTTTCTGGGATTCTGCGACGCGCCGCATGTCGTCCCAATCCATCCGCCCGTAGTAGTCGATCGCCTCTGGCTCAGTGTCCCGCGCCATAAGTTGCTTGAGAGCGTCGTTGAGGCCGCGGTCTTTTGT